TGTACCTGTATGATAATAGGGGAGGTCTAATATGCCATTACCAAATTATCATTCTTGTAGGTTAAAGCCACCAACGTACGATAAGTATGCGTATGAGAAATGCAAGGTTAAACATGATGGGAAATGCATTGATTTTGTATATGGAATAAAGCAGGGTAAGTCTGAACTTCAATCAATGCGTTTTCCTGTAGATGTTTGGTCGGAAAGCGATGCAAGGGCTTATTGTAAGGACAAAGATGGTACGTTTGAGCCTGGGGGAAAACGGGAATTAAGGAAGCAATCTATTCATTCAAGTTCTGTTTCTCATGCTCGGAGTTTAATAAATTCTGGAGCAATACAGACTGGTGGAAGCTGGAGTTTTACTTCTGATGATAGACATAAACTTCTTAATTCCGTAAATGGAGATTGGGCAAAGTATGGGCTTTGGTTTTTAATACATGATGATGCGTATGATGAAGATACGTTTTCTCGGTATAAATATCCATATGGTAAGGGGGGTAAAGTGTGGCGTAAAGCTGTTATAGCAATAAAACAGAGGGCATCTCAGCAGGGACTTACTGAGCTTGCTAATGTGGCAGATTCTCTTCTTCAAGCGATTGATAAGAAGATAGAGAACAAGGGATTGTACGAGTATGAAAGGCGGTGTGTGGTTATAGATGAATTTCGATATGATGAAGATGAAAATATAATCTATGGTTATGCGGCTCGATTTAATGTGTGGAGTGAAGAGATAGGCGGAATGTTTCGGGAGAAAATAAGACCAGGGGCTTTTGCAAAAACAATAAAGAAGATGATAAGGGATTGTATTTTGAGAATAAGCTTCCAGACACTTCTTATGCGAGAGATCTTGCGGTGAGTATAAAACGGGGAGATGTAATTCATAATTCTTTTGGATTTAGAACAATTAAAGATGATTGGTCTGATGATGGTCGAAAACGTGAACTTATAGAGGTGAGGCTTTTTGATATTTCTCCGGTTGTATTTCCCGCATATCCACAAACGGATGTAAAAATTAGGTCTATTATGAGTGAGGTAGGTCTTGAATCTGAAAAGCTCGCAAGGGCTTTAAATAAACATATAAATGGTCTTGATTTGTCCGATGAAGATCGGGAAATTATACAGTTTGCTATAGATAGGCTTTCGGATCTTGTATCAGAGCCGAGGGATACTCACTCTGATGATGAAGAGAAGCCGATAAAGATCACTTCTCTTCGCATTCAAGATTTACTTTTGAAAGCCAAAGAAATTGAAATTTAGGAGGTTAGTGATGGGTAGACAGGAGAGATTAAAAGAGCTTAGAGCTGAGGTTGAAAAGATAAAATCTCAGGCTGAAGCCGAAGAACGTGATTTAACTGCTGAAGAACTTGATAAGTTACAACCTATGTTAGATGAAATGGAGAAACTTATTGAGGATCTCTTGAAGAACCTGAAGAGCGTACGGTTAAACCAGAAGGTTTAAATAAGCCATCTGGGGAGTGGAATTCTTTTGGTGAATTTATCCAGGCTGTAATTCTTGCTGGATCACCACCAGGAGAATTTAATATTGATGGTAGGAGATCTGGAACGATTGATCCCAGACTTACTACAGCTTGGGATAAAGAGGAAAGAGCAAGTGGTTTGAATGAAGGTATTCCTTCTCAAGGTGGATTTTTGGTACAACCAGATTATGCTCAAGAGCTTATTCAGCTTGCTCATAAAACTGCAGTTTTAGTACCTATGTGTCGAAAGTTTACTCTTACTAAGAATGCCAATAGTATAGAGATTCCTGCTGTTGATGAAACTTCAAGGGCTGATGGATCTCGATGGGGAGGCATTCGTGTTTATACTACTGCAGAGGCAGAGGCTAAAACTGCATCAAAGCCAAAGTTTAAAAAGTTAAAGCTGAAGCTCAATAAGCTTACTGGGTTGTGCTATCTAACTGATGAACTTCTTGAGGATGTAAGTTTTCTTGAGGATTGGGTAAAGACTGGATTTGCTGAGGAATTTGGATTTAAGCTGGATGACCTAATTATAAATGGTTCTGGTGCTGGAGAGCCAATGGGAATTTATAATAGTGGTGCTTTGGTAACTGTAGCTAAGGAGACTGGTCAGACGGCATCTACTATTTTGGCTGAAAATATTGAGAAGATGTATAGTCGTATGTGGTCTCCATCTGTTAGTAAGGCTGTATGGCTTATTAATCAGGACTGCTGGCCACAGATTTTCCAGTTACATCATGTAATCGGTACTGGTGGAGTGCCGATGTTTGTTCCACCAAATGGGCTTAGTGGTGCTCCCTATGGGACTCTTTTAGGAAGACCTATTATTCCGATTGAACAGTGTCAGACTCTTGGTACTAAGGGAGATATATACTTTGTTGATCTTTCACAATATCTGCTTATAGATAAAGGTGGAATGAAGTCGGCATCTTCTATTCATGTACGATTTATTTACGATGAGACTGCTTTGAGATTTGTTTATAGAGTGGATGGTCAGCCGATTTGGTCAAGTACTTTGACACCATATAAGGGGTCAAATACGGTTTCACCATATGTGGCTCTTGCTACAAGATCATAATTTAGGAGGTAGGAAATGGGATTACCAATGCTTTTAGGTGAAGAAATTCATGTTGTACCAGCTTTAGCCCCTGCAGATATTTCCAGTGATACTTATACTGATGTTATTGGATTTAAGGAATACCATAATATTCAGATATTGGTAATGTTTGGGGCTATTACTGGAGATACAGTAACATTAACTGTTGAAGAATGCGATGATACTACTCCGAGTAATTCAACTGCGGTTGCATTTAAATATCGCAAAAGCTCTGCTGTTGGAACAGATTCTATGGGAGCTGTTTCCAGTGCAACTACAAGCGGTATTACGGTATCGGCAACAGATGATAATAAAGTAATACTTGTTGAAGTTGATCCTGCTACACTTACTCGTGGATATCCTTATATCAGAGTAAAACTTGCTCCAGGTGGATCTATATCTGCTTGTTTTGTGGGAGCTGTAGCTATTCTTGTTCCGAGATATCCACAGACTTCTCAGCTTAGTGCTGTTGATTAAGATGGCTTTAGGGGAATGAGCCTTTGAATCATTCCCCACAATTATAAGATCGGGGGTATAGATATGCCAGTTACTAAGATTAAAACGAAATGGAGTAATGGGGATCTTGTTTTTGAAAATCTATCTGCTACTGAGTTATGTAGAATACGTAATTCAGGTGGATTTGGTCATAAAGTTGTAATAGAGGATCATACTGCAAATGATACGCTTACAGAAGCTGAAAGTGGATCTGTTCATACCAATAAAGGTGCAACTGGTGCTATAACTATAAGTTTACCTTCTGCTCCTACTGAGGGTACTACTTTTACGTTTTTTGTATATGCGGCACAGGAACTTCGGATTGATCCAGGGGATAATGATGCTATTTATGCAAGTGGTATAACTGCGGCTGATGGAAAATATGTTTCGGCTGATGCACTTGGAGAATATATAACGCTTGTTGCAAATTCTGCTGGAGATTGGATAGCGGTGGCTATTAATGGTACATGGACAAGAGAAACTTAATAGGGGGATGATATGGCTGGTAGTATTGATATATCATATCAAGAAATAAGAACAATCAAGAAGATTACTTTTGATTGGACGAGTGATAGCTCAGGTAATGTTAGTGGGATAAAGAGTAAGACTTTAAGTGGTGAGATAACAAGAATGGTATTTATTCCAGATTCTGGAGCGACTCAACCATCTGATGGTTATGATGCAGTTTTGCTTGATGAAAATGGAGTGGATATTTTAGCTGGTCAGGGAACAAATCTTTCTAATTCGAGTACTGATATTGTTGTTGGGGGAGTTGAGATTACTTATGGTGCAAATTCAACTATAATACCTGTTGTAATAGATGATCAACTTGAATTACAAATTTCTAATGCTGGAGATAGTAAAGGTGGAAAAGTCATAATTTATATGAGGTGAGCGGAATGGGTCTTTATTTACAAACTGCTCCTACATCTGAACCTGTAACTGTAGATGAGTTAAAGGACCATTTACGGCTGGATTCTGGGAGTATTATGGATAATAATACGCTTGTGCAGAGTATTGCTCCTGGAAGTCATTCTACTGTGGCTAATTATGGTCTTGAAGGGAATTCTGTAGATGTTCGTGGTTATAGTGTTCTTATATATTTAAATGCTGGTACTTGTGGGTCAGGTGGTACGGTTGATGTAAAGATTCAAGATTCTGAAGATGGTACAAATTGGAATGATGTAACATCTTTTGATCAAGTTAGTGAGTCAAATGATAATGCGGTTTATGAGAAGGCTTATACAGGAATAAAGCGTTATATTCGAGCTGTTGCTACTGTGGCTGGTGCGGCTTGTGAATTTGGAGTATCTGTTCTGAAAATTGCTCCTTATAGTGCGGAAGATACACTTCTTGAGAATTTTATTACAGTAGCAAGGCGTTTTTGTGAACGATATCAAAAGCGAGCTTATATTACTCAGACCTGGGATTGGTGGCTTGATGATTGGCCAGATTCTCCATTTCTGGTTCCAATTTCTCCATTACAGTCTGTTACTTACATAAAGTATTATGATATGGATGATTCAGAGAATACTTTTTCTACAGATTACTATATGGTAGATATCTATTCTGATCCAGGCAGAGTAAGTCTTAAATATGGAGAATCTTATCCATCTACTACTTTAAGGCCGATAAATGGTGTGGTTGTGAGGTTTGTTGCTGGATATGGAGATGATAGGACTTACGTACCAGAGGAAATTAAACAAGCTATAAAACTTTTGGCTGGTCACTTATATGAGCATAGAGAACAAACTGTAGAGAGGGCTTTGGCTGAGATTCCTTTAGGAATATATGCATTGCTTGATCTTAAGAGAATATGGTTTATAAGATAATGGAATCAAAGTGATGGAATCAAAGTGATGGAGACAAAGAGACTTAGACATAGGGTTACGATTCAACAACCAGTAAAAGTGACTAATGCAAGAGGTGGAAAGACAAAATCATGGGCTGATGTGTGGACAGTTTGGGCTGGGATTGAGCCTTTAAGTGCAAGAGAAATTGAGCAAAATCATCAACTTGAAGGTGAAGCAGAGGTTAGAATAGTAATGAGGTATAGGCGTGGGATAACTACAGATATGCGGGTAAAATATGGAGATAGATATTTTAAAATTACGGGAATTCTTGATCCAAATGAAAGACATAAAGAGTTGAGATTGTATGTAGTGGAGACCAAAGATTATGATTAGTATAAAAATAGAGGCCAAAGGTGTTAAAGATGCTCTAAATGATTTGGATAAGATTAAAACTGGTCTTAGGCAAGCTTTGGCCAGGGGACTTGAAAAGGCTATGAAGAGAGTTGAAAATAAGGCGGAAGAGCTTGTACCTGTAATGACTGGTAGAACAAGACAAAGTATTACAAGTTATAGAGAGGAACTTCGAGCAGTTGTGGGGTCTGATTGGGCAGTAGCTAAATTCCTTGAGGAAGGTACAAGACCACATAAAATTGTGGCTAAAGATGAACCTTTAGCTAAGTTTGGTAGAGTAGTTATGCATCCAGGTACAAGACCTATAAGGTTTTTAAGAAGAGCGGTAGAATCTCAATTTAATGAGACTGTGAGAATTATAGCTAATGAAGTGGCTGATTTTATAGAGAGGATTTAAATGGGAAAGCGAGAAGATATTTTAAATAATATCGAGTCTACACTTGCAGATATAACGGTTGCGAATGGCTATAATAATAACATAGGTTTGGTTACGAGAGAATCTGAAGATTTTGAAAGGTTTGAAAAGTCTGATTATCCATTTGCGATAATTTCTTGGGCTACTGATGATAAAGAAACAAGCGGTGTACCGAATCAGAATGTAATATCTGAACTTTTGGTTACTATTATGGGTGGAATTTATGCAACCTCATCGAGGGAAACTGTTCTAAATAATTTTCTGGATGATATAGAAAAGGCCTTATGTACCGATGGTACTCGTGGAAATAATGCTTGGTATACTATACCTGTGGGAATTGAAGTTATGTTTACATCGAAGCAAAATGTGATAGTATTTAATTACAGATTTTTAATTAGATACCACTATGTTTATGGAAATCCATAGGGGGGATAGTTTATGAAAAGGGTAAAAACTAAAGCTCCTTTTAAAACTAAGGCACATAGAGTTATTTCAAGAGGAGCAGGTGAAATTATAAATATGCCTGATGAGGATTATGAAGAAGTTAAAGACCTCGTCGAGGTTATAGAAGAAAAGAAAAAGAAAAAGTTAGAGGAGGTATAAAATGGGGCTTTATGTAGGAGCAGGCGGTAGTGCCGGAATTGTAAAAGAGTCTTCTTATGGTGGTGGGGGGACTCCAGATACATTTATAGAGCTTATAAATGAGTCTGTAAAGTGTGATTTTCGGAAAATAGCATCTGAACATGTATTCAGTCATAGATCGATATACAAGTATTATTCTACTGTTCAAGATGTAAATGGCTCTTTTACTTTTGAGGTAAATCCGGATAATATTGGGTTGCTTCTTTATCTTGCTCTTGGAGTGGAGGCTGACCCTGCTCAAGTTGATACGTCAAATGCTTATGATCATGATTTTACTCCTGCGGGACTTACTACTGATCTGGGTAGTTTTATGCTGGAGATAGATCGTGGTGGTGGTAGTGGGAATGCTTTTCAATATAAGGGATGCAAGGTAGATACGTTAAGTTTTGAAGCGGCTCGTGATGCTATTCTTCAGGCAACGGTTGGTCTTTTTGGTCAAACTGAAACTGATGATCAGACAGGAGCTGATTTAGATCCGAGTACTAAATTACCATTTGTATTTGGAACAGGTGAGGTACAGATAGATTCCTCTACAGTTGCATTTGTAAGAAGTTTTAGTTTGCAATATTCAAATCATCTTGATGCTGATGGTGGGTTTGTTTTTGATGGAAATCCATATAGAAATCATCTTTATAAAACGGTTGTAAGTTTGACTGGTAGTATGGAAGTGGAATATACAAGTGATTCTGATGCTGAACGGGATGCATATAGGGATAATACTCAAAGACAGCTTACTTTTATCTTTACTTCAACTGAGGCTATTGAATCGGGGTATTATTATACGCTGACAATTGATATTCCAAAGGTGCACTACCTTAATGCTCATCCTCAGATTACGGGTCGAGATAGTCATACTTTTACGATTGACTTTGAAGCTGTATATGATTCAACTAATTTTGTAAAAATTACTTTGAGAGATGGAAGAAATAATAAGTGGTCGGCTTAAGGGGGTAATATGGATGTTAATGATGTTTTACCGATAGAAACAAAAGATTTGGATATAACACGGTTTTTTAAGGATCAATCTAAGAAGGTTGTGATTCAGATTAGACATTATACTTATGGTGAGAAGATGAAACTTGCTCAGATGATATCGAGTGAAGATCCTGGAAAAGTAAAAGTTGAGAATTTAAAAGATGTTATTTATGCAGAGCTTTTGTATGGTGTGGTTAAAGAGACCTCTCCATTTGGGGGATGGGATAGTTTCCTTATAGAAGAGCTTGATAAGAGAAATCCGGAGCTTATTGAATTTATTCATACGGCTGTGAGGGAATATAATTCCCCTTTAGCAGAGAAGAATGTCGGGAAATAGATGAGGTGGTTAGAACTCTTAAATATAATTACACGACCAGAACATCTACAGGAAAGAGGATTTTGACTTTGCGTAATAAATGGGCATTCTGGTTAACAGCTTATCACTTTTTCGAAAAAGGGATCCTACCACAGGCAGGCGGATTGTTTGACCAAGACTGGCTCCACATTGAGAGAATTTTATTAATCCAAGAAGCGTTTTTGAGGTATAGAGATGGCTAAGAGATTAATAGTTGAAGTGCCGATCATAGGCCGTGATCAAACAGGTCAGGCTGTTGCATCTGCAAAGAAAAATATTGGTGGTTTAAGTAAACTTGTAAAAAGTTATTATGCTGAAATGGCAGCGGCTGCAGCGGCAGTATATGGCATGGTTAGAAGTATGAAATCTCTTACCGATGCATATTCGAAACAGCAAGAAGCATTAACAAAGCTCTATACCTCACTTAAAAATACTGGCCAATACACTCCCGAATATTTTAATGAACTGCAAAAACTGGCAAGCGGATTACAACAAGTAACAGTATATGGAGATGAGGCAACTTTATCAGCTGCTGCTCTCTTGCAATCCCTAGCTGGGCTTTCTCAAGAAGGTTTAAAACAGGCTATTCCATTGGTGCAGGATCTTGCTGCTGGTATGGGAATTGATCTTGAGACTGCTGCAAGTCTTGTTGGTAAAACTCTTGGTTCAACTACTAATGCACTATCTCGTTATGGCCTTATACTTGATGCAACTGCTCCACCAAGTGAAAAGCTTGCACAACTTACCGAACAGATAAATCAGAAGTTTGGTGGTATGGCTCAGGCATTAGGGGGAACTTTCCAGGGGCAGTTAACACAATTTAAAAATTTAATCGGCGATATTAAGGAGCGACTTGGGGCTGTTCTTGTAGGAGAATTAAGCTCATTTATGACATGGATACTTGATTTCATTGGGCAGGAAAAGAATCTGAGAATTATTATAAAAGTTTTTCAGGGTATTATTACGACTGTAGCAACGTTTGGAGGTCTATTTTGGAATGTATTTAAAACTCTTGTAGGACAAATCAAAATTCTTGCAAGTTTGTTTGATAATCTTGGAAAAATTATATGGACTGTTTTTGATCCAAGAAAGTGGGGCAAAGGTGAAATAAAAAGTGCATTAGAAGATATTAAAAATACTGTAGTTAATACAGCAAAAGATATTGGTGAAAGTTGGGTAAATTATGCTACTAAAACTTATCAAAGATGGTCAAGATTATTTAAAGATGATATTCCTCAGATAACTGCTGTTACAAATAGTTATTCTGTATCCATTCAACAAATAAATTATGAAACTGAAAACATGGGTACTGTTGCTGAGCAAACTGAAGAGAAGATACAGAGTTTAAGAACTGAGATTGAGGGACTCGGTAATACATTTTTTATGACTGGTGAATATGCAGATTATTTAATAGAGGGCTTAAAGAATGCTCAAAAATATGGTGAGATTGGGAAAGGGATATTGGGAACTGAAACTACAGGTGAGATAAAACAAATCACTGATGCTTATTCTATATATTATGATCAAATAAGACGAATTAATGCAGCGAACATTGATTATCAGACTAATACTGAAAAGGTTCTTGAGGAACATGAAAAGCTTAAAGAACAATTAAAAGATATGTTAACTACTGGAGTTGAGTATTGGGGTAATTTCTGGTCTGCATTAGGTGAGGGTATGGCTGGTAATATTGAGAATATGAGAAAAATGTTAGGTCAATTAGTGGCTGAAGCTATGAAAGCTATAGGAAAATTAATGGCTTTAAGAGCTATTCAGGCCTTAATAACAGGGAATTATGCAAAAGCAGCTGGTTTACTTTTTGGATCGGCTATGATATATACGGCTGGTGGGTTTGCTGGTGCAAGGCTACAAGAAGGCGGAATAGTAACAAGACCTACTCTTGCTTTAGTGGGAGAGCGTGAACCAGAGGCAGTAATACCTTTAAGTAAAGCTAAAGGAATGGGCATAACGGTAAATGTATATGGATCAGTAATGACTGAAAAAGATTTAACTCAAACAATAATTCGTGAAGCAAAGAGGCAGGGATTTGTATGAGCTTACTTTTTATTGATGATAATTTTAAGACATATCTTAGAGAGCCTGCAGGTGGAAAGAATTATCAATTATTTGTCGATTTTAGGCAAAAAGTTTATCCACCACTTGCGGGACATGGACTGTCTTTTCACAAGTTAGATCAATTAATAGAGCGTGGTCATTGTGATTCCCCGAATGCTCCGATGGTAAAAGGGGAATCTACTCCAGTTACTTCAAATTGTACATGGTCAAGGTCTTCTACTGAGGCTTATCGGGGAAATTATTCCTGGCGGATGGTAAAAACATCAGCGTCTGGAGATGGACATGCTCAGGCATATTTCCAAGACACACATAGTGATACAGATATGCACGGACTTATTCCTGGTAAAACATATACATTAAAATGCATGATGAGAACTGATACAGCTAATGTAGATCATACCTTCTTGATTGTTGCTCAATATTATGACGGAGCATGGCATTATAAAGATTTGTGTAAACTATCAATATCGAATCAATGGGAGGAAGTTGGTGGGACTTTTACGGTTGATCTTAATTGTACGGGGATATTGTTATATATACAATTGTGGACTGATGTTCCAGCTGGTGATTCCATATGGATAGATCAGATTTCTTTGACAGAAGAGAATCAACCAGGTAGTTTTGTTGCACAATTTGGAAATCTTGCAGGAGATCCTGCTCCAAAGTACTGTTTTGAAATGCCAGATTATTTTACTTTTTGGGTAAGAGTAAAACCTTATTTTGCTTATGATACTGATATGAATCCAAGAATATTTACATGGCGGATAGATAATACGCATAGGTTAATTCTTTATTATAGATCTGCTGAAGATAAAATAAGACTTTATTGGATAGATGGTGGAACAGGTCGCTCTCTTTGGTCTCAGCAGTTTGATGATGGAACTAATTATGATAATCTTAATCAATGGCTTGATATAGTCGGGATTATTGATCTTAGGACTTCTCAATCTACTGGATCAAGTCTTTATGTAAATTGGGTTTTGCAGGATTCAAATTGGGGTGGAAATGTTGATATAAAGTCTTCTAACTTTCCTTTATTGTCTATAGGTCATGTAACTGAAGCATATCATTGGGATGGTGAAATAGCTTTCCTCAGGATCTGGCCGAATTACCTTGCAACGTCAACAGATATTTCAAACCGCATGAGAAATATTAAAACAGAAGAGGTTTATTGGAGCTTTAATGGTCATGGAACAGGAAGGACTCGGTGTAATATTTCCCATAGAGTAAATTCTCTTGGTATAGAGATGACAAAAGAGAG